CAGCTCTTCCGCCAGATTTAAGTCCAGCTTTTCTAGGATTAGAAGTACCTACACTTGAATACATATTTTCACCTGGTCTTGTTACATTAGTAACTTTTGATTTGTTGTCAGCTCTGGCTGTACCAGCACTTTCAACAGTATTACCCGCTGAATCTGTAATTCTTTGTCTAGTTCTAAAAGTATTATTATTTACTTTTTTAGGTTCTACAGTTACGTTGGATTTTGATGTATCTTTTTTAGTTGAATAAGCAGCATCTGAAGTCATTGCTTGTTTTGCTTTGTCAATAGTATCAATACCACCTTTACCATCTTCAGTGCCAGCTAAATCAGCTTTAGCTTTTCTTTTTGATAACGCTACTGCTCCAGCTAATCCTGCTAGTGCTAAAAGTCTTTTATTTCTTCGTCTAGATTTTTTGCTCATTATTTTTTACCACCGTTTTTAAATATTTGTGTACCCTTTATACCAAAAATGCTCGCAACTACAAGGATCCATAAATTTGTAAACCATTTCGGAAGCTCCGAAAACATCTCAAAAAACAGTTTTACCTTGTCCATTGCTGTCGGATCGTCCGATACGACTGCCCAGGCCAAAATTACTACGGGCAAACTGAGAATTATCAAAACTGCCTCGTCCTTCCAATCTGACTGACGGGCCTCTAATAATTTGCCTTGGTAAGCTTCTTTTCCTTCGGCCATACGTGATGCATGCATTAATTGTGCATCTGACATAGCCATCTTAGTCTTCTGTTTGTTAGCGTAAATTTTACTTCCAGCAGAAACGGCTAATTTAATTGCCGAAAACCACATGTTAGTACCACTTAGCTGAAGATTTTTTAGATGCTAGCATTCTCTTTTGGCCACCAACTTTATTAATAGTTGGTTGTCCTAAAGGCATTTTAACTTCTACAGCTTCTGCAAATCCATCAGAGTTAGTTTTAAGTGTATTAGTGCCATCTGCTCTTGGCGTATCTGATACAACAGGACCAACATATTTTGGATTGTTCTTTGTAAAAAATGTTTTTGGTTTCATATTTTTCTCCTATGCTATTATTGTATACTATCTTTTAGGACCTTTCAAGATCCTTACATCTCTTTGTTTAAACATGTCGTTTTCAATCTTAGCATCAATACCCATCTGTGTTTTTTCCAAAGAAGTATCAGCTCTAAGTTCTGCTAAGTCTTCATTTTGTTGTAATTTCTCTTCAAACTGTTGTTGACCCATCATTTGCTTAGATCTGTCTAAATTTATTCTCTCTTCGGACTCTTTTCGCTCAGCTTCGTCATTCATAGCTTTTAAATCTAGTTCTCTAGCTTTTAATTTAGCAATTGGGTCTCCACCATACTCTCCACTAATTTTTGCTTCTTCATTTCTAAATTCTTCAGTAGATTCTGCAATTAATTTAGCTTTTCTAGACTCTAAACTCATTGATAGTGACATCATCTGTTGTTGCATCTGCGGATTTTGCTGCATCTGCGGATTTTGTTGCATCATTTGTTGCATTTGCATTAATTGTGCAATTTCTTCTCTAAATTCTACCTCTAACTGCTCTTGTGCCATTAGTGAAATGTGTTCAAAGATGTTTTTTTCTAAAGTTGCCATGACAACCGGTGAATTTCTTGCAACATTGCTAGCCATAAAGTTTAAATGCGTTGTAATATGAGCTTGATGGTCTTGTCCTTTGAAAGCTTGGAACGGTTTATTAGACATTGCTAGAATATTTTCAGTAGCAGGGTCCATTGGACTTGGTTCTTGAGGTGGTGGTAAGATTTGATCAATATTTTTTACACCAATTGCTTCATACATGTGTCTGTAAGCTTCATATAAATTATGCATTTGTGGATTTGACTGTGCAAGTTGTAATTCTGTTTGTGCCATAGAAATTCTTTGCGATTGAGAAAATATATTTGGGTCTGCAACTGGTAAAATATCTACTTTGTCATCAAAGTCTGCAACTTTAACATTTTTTTGTCCACCAACAACATCATATGGATATTCAGGTGGTAAATAAGTTTTAAAAACTCCTGCTAATAAATTAAATTCACTTTTCATGGCCACATACAATCTTTTATGTATGGCTGACATGACTCTGGAGCCTCGCTCTAACAGAGCTATAGTCGTCCCAACAGCTGCTTGTTGGTTGCCGTCCCCGACTTGCATGTCAGCGATGGCGGCAAACCTTTGCCCTGCCGAAACCACCGTACCCATTAACTGCAATAAAGTAGCAGAAGGTTCTTTAAATGGTAAAGGCATAAATGCATCTTTAATGTTTCCACCAGGTGCATCGACATCTCTGAATTCGCCAGGCTGTATTGACTGAGCCTCATCTCTAACACGTATTCCACGTTGTTTAAATCCTGAAGGCAAGTTACTTAAAGTACCTGCGTCCAATAATTGTCTTAATGCAGTGGTTGCTGTTCTAGACAAACCACCGATCATATGAATTAAACCAAAACCATAAAAACCCATTCCAGGTAAAAATTTAAAGTGTACAAAATAATCCTGTCTTGCTTTAGTTGGATCTTCTGCACTATAGTTTCTTCTAATTGATAATACTTCTCTACTTCCAAGTTCTATTGTTACAATGTATGGAAGTTTAATTCCTGTTTCATCTCCACCAGTATCTTTATCTTCAAATCCTTCTAAATCTAAATCTGTGTGTATTTCTAAAACAGTAAAGACATCCTCGTCTCTAGTTCTTTTAACACCTTCTAGTTCTCTTTCTTTTTTTTCTACTTCTGTTTCTTCATTGTAGCCAGGTGTAAGTTCTATATCAACATAGAACCCTGCTACTTGTTTTTTTCTTAAATCATTCTCTGACATTTTAATGACATGAATAATAGCTTCCGCATCTTGTAAAGATGTTGCCGTATAGGGGACTAACAGGTCGTCAGCTGGTACAAACTTTGAAACGGCTCTTCCAAGTAGTTCATCGTAATAAACTTTCTTAAACGAAGAGCCGCTAAGAGGGAGATAAAAAAGCATTTGATCGAACTCGGGTTCGTACTCTTTCATCACGTCCATGAGTTGATAGTTCATGAATTCTTTAACACGTTGTGCTTGGTCTTCTTTTTGTCTACTAGCTAAACCAATAGTTTGAGTATGTACTGGTCCTGTAGCTGGTAATAATTCCTTGTAAGCTTGCGCTTGAAACTGTGTAACTGCTTCTGCAAGAACTGGGTGAGTTGCACCACTAGCTCCTTGAAAGGGTTGAGTTGGGTTTTCGTATTTAAATCCTAAAAGATCTAAACCTTTTGTATAACTGTCTTCCCAATCTTTTCTTGCAGATTTGTATGTTGAATAATTTTCTGCTAGGTCTGAGCCTAGTTTTCCTAAGACTGATTCAGGCAATAATTCTGCTAAGTTATCTCCGTGACCTTCTCCGCCCTCTTGATTAACTGCTGCTGGGTCAAAATTAATTGTAGCTCCACCATCTTCTTCTTGAACTACATCAATGTCCTCAGGACTAACTTGTTCCTCAGCTACTGACTGTTCTGCTAATGCTACTTCTTCGTCGTTAGGTATTTTAAGTTCTGTCTCTACGTTTGGTAGAGCTTTGTCCATATCTGCCATTTATATTCTCCGAGTTCTTTATTGTTGTAGCTTGTTTTAATGGAACATTCAAGCCTTGTGAGTCTGGTCCCTTAAGTGGTGGGATTTGATCCCTTTTAACGTGTTGCATATTTGCAACAAGAGTTTTATTTTTCATATTTTTAATACCGTTGCTAAACCGCCCTTATTATATTTTTGAAACTTTCTAGCTATACCTCTCCAAAAAGATCTTGTTGCTTTATCAAGTAATTGTAAATCAAGTATAATATCTTCTTGACCCGCAGCTGTGTTATTTTCAAAATTACGTTCCATACCTCTTTGAATCTGTTCTTTGTTTAATTGAATTTTTTTAATTATTGGAATACCTAACTTATCGCTTCTTGCATATGCATCAGCTATCTCAGGACGATTTGAAAAAAATGCATCTCTAAATTCTCTTTTATATTTATCAACTGGTTTTCTACCACCTCTTATACCTCTATTAAAACCAGCGTTGACCATATTTTTTAAAACACTTTCTTCTCCTTCTAAATAACGTATTCCTTCAGGTGAACTAAGGTCTTTTGGTTTATAGGGACTTGATCTAGTATTTTCCCCTCTATAATAAGTATATTTTTTATTTTTATTCCAATTTTCAACAGCATTTAACAATCTTCTTTTATTATACAAAGAAGCATTTAATCCTGATTTTGCAAAACTCATTTTAGAGGCTGTTGTTACAAAATCATCTTCAATCAATGGTGCTCTAGGTATTCTTGCATTACTAAAACTATTGAATGCTTCTTTAGGCAGTGCAGACTCTGTAGTCATCTGTTGAACTTTTCCAGATAAAGCTCTAGCCTTTAAAGTTGCGTTAACACCTTTAACTAATTCCGCTATTTGTTTTGCTTTAGAGATTGCCATTATCTATTAAAAAAATCCTCGTCTGTTGTTTTATCAAAAAACTTTTTGTATGCTTGGTAACCTAACGAACCTGCAGCAGCTATTCCTGAAGCAATTGAAAGTGCCGGCAGTGCCGCTGTTCCAGCTAAACCTGCTCCAGCGATTGCTAACAACCCTCTAGACGCTCCAGCTTTTGCTAAAGCTTTTACAGATTGATTCATAAATGCAGGAGCTAAATAAGTTAGTGGATTGGTTAAAGCATCAGTTGTACTTTTGCCTTCCATCTTATCTTTTGCAATATACATTGCAGTTGATGGTAAAGCTACGATAGGTGAAGTTAATGCCCATAACCCTTTTCCAAGGACACCACTTAAACCAAGTGCAGATCTTATTGGACCTTTACCACTTGAGATTAATGGGTCTGTAGTTTCAACTATATATTTATTTAACTCAGCCATTCTTTGTCTGGCCATTCTAATTGTCTCTTGCGCAGCAGCTCCAATTCTTTTTGCTTTTTTACCACCTGGGTGAGTTATTTGTCTTATAGTTCTTTTAAGAGTTTTCATTTCTTGATCTAACTCCATTGGAGTTTCAAGAAGTTGTGGTGTGCCAAATCTTTGTGTATTGTAAACACCTTTTGCAATCGGTGCAGTAATTCCTGCTGCAGCTAATGCTTCTAATTTAAATTGATTATTTAAAATTGGATTGTCTTCTACTCTGCTTGCTGCTTCTTCAACATCTGAAATTAACATCCCTTCCATTTGACCTTCGTTATTTAAGTAAGTACTGGGGTCA